GGCTCGGTCCAGCGGCGCCTCACGCAGCTCTCCTCGGCTGCGTCCGAGAGCCTACCCGGTCCAGCGGATGCGTACGCACGTGCCGCCCAATGCGTCAGCAACGTCGAATGTGCAGCCTCCGCTTTCAGGCTCAACGCCTTGCTGCGCAGCATCACCTGCGCTGGATGTCCCGGCTGTGACAAGCCGAAACGCAGCACCACCCTGCCCAGCTTGGGGGCTGCACCCCAATCGCCGTCCGGCAGGATCACCGGGATCGACGAGCAGAACTCGAGGTCATGATAGTTCGCGAAGTCGGCAATCTCCACGCCGGCCTCGTTAATGAACTCGTATTTGATCCCCACTTTAGCCCCGACATTGTGCAAATGGGCCGCGAGGCCGCCGGAGCCGGAGTGCTTCTGCTCTGAGTAGTTCAGCAGTGCGACCACGCCAATTGGTAAATTGGATACGCAATTCTTCTGGATGGTGTCGCCGTCGCCGGAGGCGACGTTGCCGTCAACCTCGTAGTACACGCCCATGGTCGTATAGCCCTTCCGCTCCAGTGCAAGGTTGCACAAGTCAACCACCAAAGCATCCGCGCCTAAAACGCCCCACAGTTCGTTGCCCAATTCGAGCAACTGCCTCCTCGCGTGTGCGTCCCAACGCGAGGCGTCCACTGAATATATCCGCTCGCCATCGCAAAGGAGCATGTCGTCACCGGTCACCATCACCACCATCCTTCCCGCGTGTGCCAACTGGAAAAAGAGGCGGAAGCTCTCTGTCTTCGTCCTACCGAGACCGAAAATCACGTGTACACCTTTGTAACTGCGTGTTCCGTCACCCACCCTGCTCATCGTCGCTGCCAATGAGGCGAACCACGGGCCACCCGGCACCAGTGCGGTGGCCTCAGAAGTCTGAATGCCTCGTGGATCTGAGTCGTACTTACTCTGCTCGGATTTCAGAAACAGCTTTTTCCTCAAGCGTGACCACACCCTGCCACGACCGCGCCCGTCTGCCATGTAGTATGGCAAGTTCAGCCAGGCGTCCGACAGCCACCAATCCAAGGCGTCCTGTAATTCCGCGCGGCGTGATGGTTTAAACTGGCGCAGCCAGTCCGGGTATGACATCGCCTCAACCGTCTCGCCTTCGAACACTGCGCTCATGAGCTCACGGTATATATCTGCGAACTCACCGCGGGAGTATTCCTGATCTGGGTCGATTGTTTTCATGACCACGCGGTTCATCACGCAGCGCCACTCATTGTCGAGCGTGTGTGCTATAGAGTGGTTGATTGGCCATTCCACATTCGGGTGCATCGGCAACGGTCCCATAACCATCATCGGCTTAGTCTTCGGTAACTTCGCCATGCGATCCTTCGGCTTGCGAAAATCGCAATCCTCGCGAGTCGGTTTCTGTTCCCACGTGCCGTCCATCTCGAGCCCGTGACCGGCAATCCAATTGCCCGCTTTCAGCGCGCCGTACATGCCCATCCCCAGGGTGTAGACCATACGACATTGCTCCTCGTTGCGGAAGCGCGCGCGCGCCTTCAAGTGGACTGGTAGAAACCTCAGGTTCCACACAGTGTGGAACATTTCACGTGTCGCCCTACTGCTCGTAGATATGGAAATGTGCATGAGCGCCGGCATGAAACTCATGAAGACCAACTGGCCTCGCGCGATGGGGGTCAGTGACCCCGTCGGTGCGGCAGCCACCATGCAGAGCTTCCACCCCAGCTCGAGCACAGCGAACATCACGTGTCCTGGTACGACTCGACAGCCCGCCGTCCACGGTACCTCCCACGTAACCGCGGGTAGATTCCGCCACCTTGGCATTCTCCTCGGGTTCCGCATAAGCTCGATGAAGAACCTCAGAACGAAGTCCATCTTTTCCTTAAGGACTTCCTCGAATCCGACGCACATCATCTCTTCTTTCAATCCGCTCTGTGCCGGTAGGACCCCTTCCCCGCCGCCCTCGACGCAATCCGCTGCTGTGGCCAACATCATGATGACCTGTGCTCTCTCCGGCCAGATGTAATGAAGTGCCACGCGGAATACCGCCCAGCCCGTCCTCCTCAACACATCGTGAAAGTTGAGTGGTCTGCTAGCCGGCGGCTGAAGTATGCTCCCTGCCATCACGCCGGTGTAGCCCTCGAAGCCCGCCGGTGCCCACAGCCAAGCCGGAACCCACTGTGCGCGGGTGTTCTGCAGCACTTCGGTGAGACGTTCCATACGGCTGTCCGCCGTCATCAATACCCACGCAGCCGAAGCGGCCTGGATGACGCCCGATACGCAAAGCAGCTGCGGCAGGCCGCCGAAACCTAGGGCCAGTCGTGGCAAATGTGCTACCATAGCTCCCGCTGCCGCGGCCATAGACACCCCGCAGACCCCCACGGCCGCGATTAAGCGTTCGTGGCGTGTGGCAGGCAACGCGCCCCGCTTCACGAGCCAATCGAGCACTCGCGACGTCGCGTCGCTGCCAACCGACTCCACGATGCCCGCGGACTTGTCCTTGTACTCGATGAATGCCTGTTTGAACGCCTCCACGCGTGCGAAAGCGAGCTCGCGATAAATCGCTAACGTCGCCGTCCCTTCG